CGAAGATGATAGTGGAGAAGCAGAAGTAGAAGAAGAAGGAGAGTACGACGAAGAATCCACGGAAGGCGATTATGAACGCTACGATGATGACGGCTACGTTAACTTTGACGCAGTCGCTGAGGCATACGGTGACAACCTCGCTGATGTGTTTTCAGAAAACGGCATCGACCCGTGGGCTATGAACGATCACTTCTATGAGAACGATGGTACTCTCACTCCTGAGATGTATGACGAACTCAATGAAGCTGGCTTCTCCGACGAAACTATTGATGCTTATCTTGGCGGCCTTCGCAACCAGCTAGGCTATGATGATGCAGAGTCTACCCTTCCTGAAAGCTCAATCTCTGACATCAAAGCTATTGCTGGTGGTGAACAAGGCTACGCTGACGTTGTGCAGTGGGCAAGTGAGAACCTGCCTGAGGCTGACATCGAAGCTTTCGATGAAGTCATCAACACTGCCAACGAAGCAGCCGTCCGGTTTGCTGTAAAGGCACTGGTCGGTCAGTACGAGGACGCAGTGGGTCGTACCCCTGACCTTGTTACTGGTAAGCAGTCCTCTACTGGACAGGCTTACCGCAGCATGGCTGAGGTTGTCCGCGACATGTCGGATCCTCGCTATGATAATGATGACGCATATCGCATGGACGTTATGCGCAAACTTGAACGCTCTAACCTCAAGGTATGAACGACTTCTACGAAACCCACTGGGAAAAAGCTGAGAAGCTGAACGGACGCCTGGCTATGCTAGGCTTCGTAGCTGCAGTCGGAGCATACCTCACCACTGGACAGATCATCCCTGGTATCTGGTAATGCCCTACGGCAAATACTCACCCAAACAAAAAAAGTTAGCTGCCGTAGCAGCACCTCGTAAAAAGATCACACGTGCTGATCTTACTATACTCCGCAAATCCAAACCTAAAAAATGAAATCTATTATTGCTGCTGGTCTCCTGCTCGGTTCCATTCATGGTGCTGCACAAGCAGGTCCTTACGTGAACGTGGAAGCCAACTCTGGCTTCGCTGGGTCTGACTATCTCGGTACCGCTACGGACGTCCACGTGGGCTACGAGGGCTCCAACTGGTATATCCAGGGTGGTCCTACCCTCCTGGCTCCTGACGCTGGTGATGGCGATGTAGAACTGTCTGGTAAAGCAGGCGGTTCCTACCCCGTAACTGACACTCTGTCTGTCTACGGCGAAGTCTCCTTCATCACTGGTGATGACGACAATGGCTACGGAACCAAAGTCGGAGCCAAGTTCAACTTCTGATCGGAAGGAGTACTGGAGACAACGTTACCGCGAACGGCGGGAATACATAACTAAATATAAGATGGACCGTGGGTGTGAGCTTTGTGGATACAAGGCTCATCCTGCGGCTTTGACGTTTGATCACTTAGACCCTGCAGATAAGGCATTCAATTTGAGTGATCATACGAATCGCAGTTGGCAAAAGATTATGGATGAGATAGATAAGTGCAGGGTAATCTGCGCCAACTGTCACAACATACATACTCATGACAGCGATTACTTCACTGCGAGGTCAGACGAGTAACTGGGAGCAGTTCTGTTCCTGGGTAACCTCTACAAACAATCGTCTATACGTAGGCTGGTTTGGTATCCTGATGATTCCTACCTTACTGGCAGCCACAACCTGTTTTATTATCGCCTTCATTGGCGCTCCGCCTGTTGACATTGATGGAATCCGTGAACCCGTTGCAGGCTCCCTCCTCTATGGAAACAACATCGTATCGGGAGCCGTCGTTCCGAGCAGCAATGCCATCGGACTACACTTCTACCCAATTTGGGAAGCTGCTACACTTGATGAATGGCTCTACAATGGGGGTCCATTCCAGCTTGTCGTTTTCCACTTCCTCATTGGTATCTATTCTTACATGGGACGAGAGTGGGAACTTAGCTATCGACTAGGTATGCGTCCTTGGATCTTTGTGGCATACTCTGCACCTGTTGCAGCTGCCTCTGCCGTGTTCCTGGTTTACCCCTTCGGACAAGGATCTTTCTCTGATGCAATGCCCCTCGGAATCTCAGGTACCTTCAACTACATGCTTGTCTTCCAAGCGGAGCACAACATCCTTATGCACCCTTTCCATATGCTTGGTGTTGCTGGGGTATTTGGTGGTGCTCTTTTTTCAGCTATGCACGGATCTCTCGTCACGTCGTCCCTCATTAGGGAGACTACCGAAGAGGTCTCGCAGAGTTATGGATACAAGTTTGGGCAGGAAGAAGAGACATATAACATTGTCGCTGCCCACGGTTACTTCGGACGTTTGATTTTCCAGTATGCTTCGTTTAATAACAGCCGCTCTCTGCACTTCTTCCTTGCAGCATGGCCGGTCGTGGGCATCTGGTTTACCGCCCTCGGCGTCTCCACCATGGCGTTCAACCTCAACGGATTCAACTTCAATCAATCCATTGTTGAGAGTCAAGGTCATGTGGTGAACACCTGGGCAGACGTTCTCAACCGAGCTGGTCTGGGTATGGAAGTTATGCATGAGCGTAACGCACACAACTTCCCCTTGGATCTCGCAGCCGCTGAGACCACACCTGTCGCACTCAATGCCCCTGCTATTGGCTGATGCGTAAAGAACACAAAAGTCCCTCTGGCGGTTTGACCGCTGCGGGCAGGAGACACTTCAAAGCGAAGGAGGGTGCTAACTTAAAACCCCCAGCTCCTAACCCTAAAACTAAAAAGGCTGCAGGCCGTAAGAGGTCCTTTTGTGCTCGCATGGGCGGTGTCAAAGGACCAATGAAAGACAGCAAGGGTCGTCCTACAAGGAAGGCTCTTGCATTACGCAAGTGGAAATGCTCATGAAGAAGAAAAAGGATCGTAAAGATCTGACCATTGCTCAATCTTTTCAGATTGGTCCTGGACACAAAGGTGCACAGAAGAAACAAAAGCTCTACAATAAAGGTAAGAGCACGGACAATCCTCACGAGAAGGATACCTTTCTTAAGCGGACTGGTCCTCAGCTCCCTCTAGCCAAAAAGAAAACTAAGAAAAAACGTTATGGCTAAACCCGGACTCTATGCTAACATCCACGCCAAGCGCAAGCGTATCGCTGCTGGCAGTGGTGAGAAGATGAGGAAGCCTGGTTCTCCAGGTGCTCCTACTTCTGCTAACTTTAAGCGTGCAGCAAAGACTGCTAAGAAGCGCAAGTACGCTGCATAACACTATTCGTACGTTCATCCCATTCGGGACGCATGCTGCCTAACCATGGAACGGGGGTTAGGTTTATCTTGTACGAACTCATGTCCATCAATCTTATTCGTTTCCTTGCATCACAGAAGAAGCGCGCACAGCGTTATCACACTGATGCCCTTCGCTACCGTGGTGTAGTGTATAAAGAGATCGACTGACGGTGTAGGGGAGGTTCGATTCCTCCCCCAGTCATTGGCTTTGGCCCCTTACGAGGGACACCCTTAGCCGTCTAGACGGTGGGATAGACCACAAAACTTTTTTAATCTGAACGTTCGGAGTCTGTTACAATTTACTAACTCCTTAAACAAATGGCTAACGCAACACAAACTGCGCTAGGCCGCTCTAATCTCAGTACTGGTACTGGTTATGGTGGTTCTGGTGACAAGTATGAACTTTATCTGAAGCTCTTCTCTGGTGAGATGTTCAAGGGCTTCCAGCATAACACCATCGCTCGTGACCTCGTCATGAAGCGCACGCTGAAGAACGGTAAGTCTCTTCAGTTCATCTACACTGGACGCATGGACGCTGGTTTCCATACGCCTGGTACTCCGATCCTGGGATCTGGTGATCCCCCGGTGGCAGAGAAGACCATCGTGGTCGATGACCTGCTGGTCAGCTCCGCTTTCGTGTATGATCTCGATGAGACCCTGGCTCACTACGAGCTGCGTGGCGAGATCTCCAAGAAGATCGGCTATGCTCTGGCTGAGCACTATGACCGTCGCATCTTCCGTGCTATTGCACGCGGTGCACGTGCTGCTCACCCCATCTCTGCATCCGGTAAGGTTGAGCCCGGTGGTACCCAGATCCAGATTGGCTCTGGTACTGGCACCACTGCTGACGCTCTCGACTCCACCAAGATCGTGGCAGCCTTCTTTGAAGCTGCTGCTGTCCTGGATGAGAAGGGTGTGTCTCAGGAAGGTCGTGTGGCTGTTCTGTCCCCACGCCAATTCTACTCGCTCGTGGAAAACGTGCAGAGCAACGCTCTGATCAACCGTGACGAGCAGGGTACCGCTCTGCAGTCCGGTCAGGGTGTGCTGTCGATTGCTGGCATCAAGATCTACAAGTCCATGAACCTTCCGTTCCTGGGCAAGTATGGTACTGCCTCTACCATCGACAACGCTGGCTCCTTCGTGGGCGTTGACGTGGAAGCTACCACCACTGGCGAAAACAACGCCTACGGTTCTGCTACCGACTTCGATACCTCCTGCGGACTTATCTTCCAACGTGAAGCCGCTGGTGTCGTTGAGACCATTGGACCCCAGGTCCAGGTCACCTCTGGCGACGTGTCCGTGATCTACCAGGGCGACGTGATCCTGGGTCGCCTCAGCATGGGTACCGACTACCTGAACCCTGCTGCTTGTGTCGAACTGCACGCTACCAGCACCGCTGGTTCTGCATTCTGATCCATTCTTGTTTCTATATTGGGACTCCTTCGGGGGTCCCTTTTTTTATATCATGACAACTAATTCGTACGCATCGTCCACCGAACTGGATGCTGTTAACCACGTTCTCATGAGCGTGGGTGAGTCTCCTGTCAATACACTAGAAACCCAAAGCCCTGAAGTTGCTATTGCTCAGAACACTCTTCGACAAGTTTGTCGTGAAGTTCAAGCTGAAGGCTGGGTATACAATACTGAATATGAGTTCCCGTTTGTGGTAGACACCAACGACGAGGTACTGATTCCGCCCACTGTCCTCCAGCTGGACGTGAACAAATTCAAGCACCGTGATGACTATGATGTGGTTAAGAGGGACGGTAAGCTGTATGATCGCTATTCTCACTCCTATAAATTTACGGGCATCGATACTCTCTACTGTGATGTGGTGTGGTTCTTCGAGTTTGATGACATCCCTCAGGTCTTCCGTGACTACATCGCTTCACGCGCTTCCCGCATTGCTGTGACCCGTATGGTCAATGATGAGAAAGCAGCTAAGCTGTTGGCAGCAGATGAGGCACAGCTCCGTGCTCTAGCTGTTGAGTATGACACTCAGCAGGCTGAGTACAACGTCTTCCAAGGCACCGACTTCCGCAACCCTTATCCCTCCTACAAACCTTTCAACGCAGTTAGTCGATAGCCATGGCAGCAGTCAATCAACGAATTAAAAATTTTCTTGGAGGCGTATCACAACAGCCAGACTTTATCAAGTTTCCTGGTCAACTCAGGGTGTGTGATAACGCTGTCCCTGATGTGACCTTTGGCTTGTCTAAGCGTTCTCCTGGTGAGTTCGTTGCTGACCTGCAAAACGCAACAGCTGGTGGTCAGTGGATTACTATCCTCAGAGACAATGACGAGAAGTATATTGCTCAGATCAGCTCTAATGACATTAAGGTATGGAACCTGCTGACTGGTGCAGAGGAGCCTGTAAGCCTTGGATCAGGGGCTAGCTATAGTTATTTAACCAGTGCTACAGATCCCTACGGTGTGATGAGTATTGGTGATTATACATTGATCACCAACCCTCAGAAAACTGTTCAAACAGCAAGGCTCACCACTAAGTTTATGAGCCCTGGGCCTAACCCTGTAGCTATTGATCACTACGCATTTGTTAATGTCAAGAATGTAGCCTACAACTCTGAGTATGTTATTGGTATTAACGGATCTACCCTGACTCCCACTACCAAGCGTAGAGCACGTGGGTTGAAGGTTACTGTTAATACACCACAGACCAATGTTGCAGATCCTATTGATGGATCGTGGGTTGATCAGTCAGCTAACATCCAAGGTCCACCTAAGTACGCTGGTAAGCAAGAGTTCTACAATGCCACTACTGGTGTTAAAGCTACTGTAGTTGTTAATGGTACACCTTACGTACACAACTATAGCAGCAACCATGAACCACTCTACCACGTACGGTACAATGCAGAGGTGGTTCTACAGGATGGAGGTTTTAATGTTCAGCTCTCTGGTACTACCTTTTCAGTAGCAGTTCAGGGTATTAACTACACTGTTACTGTCGTAGACTCGGTAGCATACGAGACCTATGCAGACTCAGGTGTTGCATTCTATGCTACTCCTAAAGATCCAAACGAGGGAGCCCTTAGCCTTAGCACTATTCTGGGTACACTCAAAGATCAGCTCATCAGCAAGTATGGTGTCTTTGCTGAGGTTGTTGGTGATGGTATCTTTGTTAGTAATGCTACCTCATTTACTATTGAGGTTAGAGGTGGTGTAGCTAAAGATTCAATGGAGGTGTTTCAAGACAGTGCACAAAACATTTCTAAGCTGCCCTCTATTTGTAAGAACAACTACATCGCCAAGGTCAGTAACACAGAAGAGTCTTTGTCAGATGACTACTATGTTAAATTCATTGTAGACCGTACTGACACTAGCCTTGGTAGTGGTGTTTGGGAAGAGACAGTTGCTCCTAACATTACGGCAGGCTTTGACTATGACACCATGCCTCACGCTTTGGTGAACAACCGTAATGGTACCTGGACCTTTAGACGCCTTGACCCTAACGACCCTCTTGGTAACTATTGGATCGATCGGCAGGTAGGGGATGATACAACCAACCCTATGCCTACCTTTGTTGGTAAACAGATCAAAGACATTTTCTTCTACCGTAACCGCTTGGGATTTGTCTCTGGTGAAAACGTCATTCTTAGCCAAGCCTCTGATTATTTTAACTTCTTTACCAACTCTGCTATCACAGCTAGTGATGCTGATCCTATTGACATCGCTACCTCAGATGTCAAGCCTGCTATCTTGAACCATGTCCTGCCCATCCAAAAGGGTCTGGTCATGTTTAGTGAAGGTGCACAGTTCATGCTGTTCACAGAAGCTGATGTACTGAGCACTGAGACTGTACAGCTCAAGAAGCTGTCTTCTTATGAGTGTAGTCCTACAGTCAGACCTATTGACCTTGGTACTTCTATCATGTTCAGTACTGGCAGCACAGCATTTAGCCGTGTCTTTGAGATGGTGATTCAAGATGAGACCATCCCTCCTTCAGTAGCAGAGCAGACTAGGGTTATCCCTGAGCTGCTTCCTAATGACATTGATCACGTATCTAACTCTGCTCAGACTGGACTGGTAAGCTACGCTAAGAAGAATACATCCAAGCTCTACTTCTACAAGTACTATGGTTCAGGAGGTGAGCGTCAGCAGTCTGCGTGGTACACTTGGAGCCTTACTGGTAACTATGTACACAGCCTGTTTACTGCTGGTAACCAGTACATCGTTACTGAGCAGGATGGTCAATACATTCTGAATCGTCACGAGATGGTGGTGGACACAACCAACACCAGAAGCTATCAGGTAGGTACAGGTGAGACCAGCCGTAGGTTTGAGGCTAGCCTGGACAACATGACCATTGCGTCAGCAACCTATAATTCTACCACAAAAATTTCTACGGTAACGCTACCTTACACCTACGACAATACTTATGACATGGTCGCTGTATTCCTCAGCGGTGTTGATGCTGGTGTTGTCAGAGTTCCTGACAGCGTTAGCGGTACTACTGCTACTTTTAACAACATCGATCTAACTACAGGTAATGTTGCTATTGGATACAAGTACACCACAGAAATTGAGCTACCTAACTTCTACTACAACCTGCAGCCTAACCAACCTGACATTGATGGTGAGCTGAGGATTAACCGTATCAACTTTGAGCTAGGTGTCTCTGGTCCTATGGAGTTCCATCTTACTGCTCCTCAGACAGATGATTACATTCAGTATGAATCTGGCATGTCAGTTGATGGAGAACAGTTCAACGAGATCCCCTCTAAACTGTACAAGTCTGTTAAGGTACCTATCTATAAGAAGAACGAGAAATACACCCTTACTGTTAAAGTTCCTGACCCCTTTACCGCAACTCTAGTCTCAGCCAGCTGGGACGGACGCTATGACAACAAACGACACGTACGTCGGTAAGTACATTCAACCATGCACCCCTCAGCTAGCTCTAGAAGTTGGCGAGAATCTGCGTTGGGAAGACATCAGAGAAGTAGAAGAGACCACAGGGCTGACTGCTCCGGCAGCAGTCCTGGAGTCTTACTATCGTTCTGCTTTCTCTGTCTATTTCACTGTGCCCAACGGCAAGGCTGCCGGTGTGGCAGGCGTAACACCAGACAATAAGATCTGGATGTTATGTACTAAAGCCAGTGAAGAATATCCGCATACATTTGTAAGAGAAGCTAGAAGGTGGCTTGACAGTCTTCATAACCCATACCTGTGGAATCACGCAGACATGAGGAATGAGAGTCATATCAAGCTGCTTAAGCTTCTTAAGTTTACATTCATTAACTATCACGTTCACAACGGTGTCCCCCTAATTCAATTTGTTAAACTATGTGCGACCCAATAAGTGCCTCTATCGCTGTTGGTGTTGGGACTGCAGCAGCTGGAGGCATGCAAGCCGTCGGTCAGCATCAGTCTCAGCAGGCAGCGGTAGCTAGGTCCAACGCTATTGCCCAGCAACAGTATCAACGTGATCTGCAAATTGCTGCAGTACGAGATCGAGAAAAGGGGCGTGTGTATCAGGCAGAGCTAAAAGCAGAGACTGCTGCTAAGAACGCATACTACGCCCAGCTTACTGCTAACCAAGCTGAAGCTAACCGAGCACTAGCATCCTCTAATCAAAAACTAAATGAAAAACGAGCTGGCGCAGCATTTGATGCTCAAACAAAGCTAGCAAACGCTATCCAAGCTCAAGGTCAAGTACTTGCTAGTGGTAAAGCTGGTCAGTCCTTTCTCCTGCAGGCTATGGATTCTCAACGCCAGCTTGGCTTTGAGCAGGCTCAGATCAATCAAACCCTTTACGATGCTGCTACGGCTGCAGGTGTTGAGCGCGAAGGTATCCTTCTCGATCAGCAAGCTGCTAACGTTGCTGCATGGAACAATCTACCTGCCGCTCCACTCTCACCGGAAGCTTCCTTCCTGCCTGTCAAGCCTATCAAAGCTCAAGGTCCTTCGGGACTTGCGTTGGCTGGGGCATTGCTGGGATCAGCTGTCGACGGCGCAAGCGCCGGTATTGGTACTTACAAGACAATTAAAGGTTAACAATGGCATACCAAGGTAGTGCACAGTCCATTGGTTTCCGTAACCGCCAGGTCATTGACCCCTCCAAGCGTATGCGCCAGGAGGCTGCTCAACTTGAAAAGCGTGGTAAGGAACGGATCCAAGGAATGGAGACGCAAGCGTCTCAGCAAATCCGAGAAATGAAAAGAGTTAGTGACATTCAATCATCTAACTCTCAGTACGAGCTGCAAGCTCTCTCTAAATTTAGCAACACTATTAAAAGGACTCTTCAGGAAGACTACCTGGAGTTCGAGAAACAGCGTAAAGAAGAAGGTATTCAACGTGGCATCGAGCTGCGTGCTACCAATCCTGATCTAGCTGCTCAAGAAAACAAAGAGGTTGATGAAGCCTTGGCTGCTAACCAAGAGCTGCACAACCGTGTGGAAGCAGAAGCTCAGAAGGCTCCTACTGCTGAAGCCAAAGAAAAGGTCCGTTCTCTCTCCACCTATGAACGCATGGGCTGGGAGATCGGAGGACTCAAAGAAAGAGCAAACGGTTGGGATGCTCACCTTGAGGCTGAGCTTGACAGCAACGAGACTGTCATCACTGATGCTCAAGGTAACGAGTTTGCAATCAAGGACTACGAGGGCTTGGAGCAGTATGATGCTGCACTCAAGTACCTACAAGCTGAGTACCTTAAGGACAGCAATCCTGGTAACCTCAGCTCCAAGGTTGTTAACAAATACCTGACTGATAGGGTTCTTCAGAACTCACAGATCCACCGCCGTGAAGAGATTCAAGGTCTGGAGCTGGAGGCTGCTGAAGAGCACCTGGATGCCCAAGAGAACCTTCTGCACAATGTGCTGCAGGATGGTGACTCTAAGCAGATCGGTGCTCAGTTTGACACCTGGCTTCAGACTGCCTCTGATAATCTAGAGACTATTGGTGGCAAGCGAGGCACAGGTAAGCGTGCTGCTCGTCTGCAGCTGCGTAGCCAGATTGATGCTGTGATTGCAGCTAACCCTGAGCGGGCTGATGAGATCAAGAAAGCTCTGCGTGAGCACAAGCTTGATCACCCCTCTGGTAAGAAGTCCTTGCAAGAACTCTATGGTGATGAGTTCAGCGATGCATCTATTGATGCTGCAGCTACAAAGGCTAGGATCGATCGGTTCCGTCTTGATCAAGCTGCTGATACAGTAGCAGCTACAGAGCTTCGAGATGCTATTCTAGAAGTCTTTAGAGACCCTAGCACCACTGAAGCTGACAAAATGAAGCTGGCTGCTGAGTTCTACAAGAAGCATCCTGATCAACGTGAGATGATGTCGGGACTGCTGGAAGCAATGACACCAGCTGTTGCTAGTGCATCTGACTCTCAGGCACGCATCAACGAACTCAAGGAACAGTTTGGAGTTACTGACGGTAAAGACGGTGCACAGATTCCTCGGTCTGCAGTCGAAGGACTAGACTTTGGCATCATTGCACAAGGCATTGAGCAAGGTATCATTGCTGAGAAGCCTATTGGCAAGGACGCTGTTGAAGCTGTTAAGAGTGCCAACAAAGAAATCGAAAGAGCTATTGCTGAGGTTTCTAAAGAAAATACCAAGTTTGGCATCAACACTCTTGCTACTGGTCGTGCTCGTACAGCAGCACAGAATCTTGTCATGGCTAAGGCTCGCCAACTGCAGCGCCTTGCTAAAGAAAACGGTGATACTTTAAGCTTGCCTGATGCTATTAAAGAAGCAGGTAGTTCTATTGCTGAAGGTATTAAAGGTGTTAACGCTGACCCAGGGAAAGGCGGTGGAAAGAAGAACTTCCCTGAATACGTAAAATTTTACAATAAATCTGGCGAAGGCTTTACTGAATTTGAGCAAGTCGCTACTGAAGGTATCCGCAAAGCTACCCTTGAACGCTACAAAACCGTTTACAAAAATGCAAAGATTGCTAACAACGATGGCAAAAACCTCCTTGAAACTGAGCTTGGGCTCACTGCTCAGGATCTCACTCTTACCGCTGGGGGTTATCCTCGTCCCTTTATCGGTGATCTAGCTGCTCTCCAAGGTGTGACGCCATGGGAAATGTTGAATGCTCAACGCAGACTGCAAAACCCTGAAGCCGAGCCCCTGGAGCCTCCCCAAGAGGCTGTGTTGCTGCAGAAGGAGCTAGATAAATATCCGCATATCAAACGTATGCTCGCCCAGGACCCTACTCCTAACAAGATTGAGAGGGCTCAGCGCGAGATGGGTTTGGTCAGTGCACGTGGTATGAAGCGTGCTCTGGGTATGCAGGAGTCAAGCAATGACTATGGCGCTTACAACAAGACTGCCTATGGTGCAGATAACCCTGCTTTGGGTAAGTACCAGATCCTTTGGGAAAACGTGCAAGAATGGTCTAGGAGAGCAGGTTATCCTGTTCCTGTAAGCCAGAACGCTTTCCTAAAGAACCATCGGTTGCAAGAACAACTGGCTGATTGGCAACTCAATCAGTACATTAAAGAAGCATATCAGCAGACCAACGATCCTAACCTTGTGGTTCGTATGGTAGCTGCTGCATGGTATGGTGGTGGTGGTAGGATGGGGGATTATGACAATCCTGACATCAAAGGTCCTACCACAGTAGATCCTAATATGCAGCAATACACCACCTCTGTTCTTAATCGTTACAACTGATGGAAGAAGATCTTAACATTGACATGAATGCTCCCATTGGGTCCTACCTGGACCCGATCAGGGAGATGACAGGAGAGCAACTCAAACAACAAGATGAGGAGGAGAAGGCAGCTGAGGAAGCCAAGGCTGCTGAACCTCAAGGACTAGGACTTGTCGTTTCTGAAACAGGTGCAGCCATCAGAGGTGGTGGCGCACAAGCAGTTGAGAGCGTTGGTGACTTTGCTGAACTGGCAGGTGACACGTTCAAGACTGGTTTCAACTCGCTGTTCGGTCGTCCTATTGACAACACCCAGAACCCTTTCAGCTCTGAGTATGTAGAGGGTGATGCTGGCTGGCTTGACCTGCCTGATGACTGGGCTCCTGAAAACAAAACCGCTTTAGGTAAAGTAGGTAGGAGCTTGGTGGAGTTTGGTCTGCTGAGCATCGGTACTGGCGGTGTGGGCGGTTTAGCCCGTGGTGTAGGTGTTGGTGCAAAAGCTGCCAACGCTTGGAAGCAGTACAGTGCTGGTAACCGTCTGCTGCGGTTTGCAGGTAAGTCTGCTAAGGTAGCTTCTGAAGGTGCTGCTGCTGATCTTATCTCCAGCAGTTCTGAAGAAGAGAACCTCTCTAACCTGATTCAAGATGTGCCTTGGCTAGCTAACTCTTTTAGTAATGCCTTGGCTATTGATGAAGAAGATAACCCCTGGGTAGCTCGTATCAAGACTACCACCGAGGGTATGGGACTTGCTCACATTGGCTGGGCACTGGCTGGATTTATTCGAGGCAGGTTCAAAGCCAAGAAAGCTCTTAAAGAAGGTAAAACTCCAGAACAGGCAGATGCTGATGCCAATGCAGAATATAAGAAAACTGTAGAAGAAGGTCAGGCTAATCAGAACAAAGCTGCTGATGAGCGCAGAGAAGCTGCTATCAAAGATGGAGAAACTACCACTCCTGATGTTCAGCCCCAACTCTACGATGATGTAGATAAGGCAGTTGTTCAGTCTGGTGGATTTGCTGCTCACGTCAAGGACCTGATGCAGAACATGAAACTGGGTGATGGAGAGGCTAAGTCTTACATCCCTCTGTTTACTGAGTCTGCACTGAAGGCTATTGCTCGTGGTGACAAGAACATCCAGGAATACCTTGATGAAGCTATCAACTCGATGGCTGATGATGTCTTCAAAGAAGCAGGTAACACCTTCAGCTTTGAGCAGATCAAGATGATGACGCTTGCTACGGCAGCTGACCTCAGTGAGATCATTGATGCTGGTGGTGACATTGCTGCTGGCTTTGCTAAGTACTTTGAAGAAGGTGCTGATGCTAACGCCCGTGTTTACATCAACGCAGGCAACCGTATCATCACGGCCTCTCCTGCACAAAAAGCAGCCCTGCAGCTGACTATCAACTCCTTGGCTAAGCAAGTCCAAGCTATCTCAGCTGGTACTTTCCAGCTGGCTGAAGAAGGTTTGTCTATTAGAAAACAGGGTGAGATTGTCTTTGATGCTATGACTGTGGCGCTGAAAGAGCATAAGAAGATTGGCTACTTCTGGGGTTTGGATGGTAGGTATCAGCAAGTTAACCTGATGCCCAAAGACCTTAAAGATGCTACACAAAAACGTCTGGCAGAGATCGATAAGGAAGCTGACGAGTTCAACGGTGCACTCAAAGCACTTCTAGAGAAAGGCGACCAGAAGTCCATCAAAGCTCTGATGGAGATGAATGCCTTGTCTGGTGGACGTGTCCGTGTCATGGCTCAGATTAAAGAGTTTCTGACCGCACGTATCAGAGGTGGAGAAATGGATGGCATTACGATTCGTGGTGAAGCACGGACTCAGACTGCCTCTATGTTCTACAACTCTATCCTGAGTTCTCTCAAGACTCCTATCAAAGCTATTACAGGTACTAACCTGATTGCTCTGATCCGTCCTCTTCAAGCTTACGTTGGAGCTACCTATGCTCAAGGTCTTAAAAAGATTGCTGGCAAATCAGATGGTTTCAGCGAAAGAGAGATGCTGCTCGCAGCTGTGCAAATAGATGGGTACGGACAAGCTTTGGCAGAAGGATGGCGTATGTTTAAGTATGCCTGGGACCAAGGGTTGAACCGTAAGAACCTGCCTTACGATGGTAGGTTTGATGTCGAGGCTGAGATGGATGAGTGGAAGGCTCTGGCTCCTTTTTATGAGGAGTACGGTACTGAAGCTCAGAAGAAAGCTTATGGTATGATGGATACCATCGTTAGATTCAACACTAACCCTCTTGTTAAGTACAGCCAAAACGCCATGGGCGCTGGTGACGCACTAGCCCGTACGGTAGTTGGTCGTATGCAGATGCGTCAGAACGCTGCTATTGCTGCGTTAGACCAAGGCATTGACCCTAAAGATGTCAAGGCGTTTGTCCGTAAGTATGAAGAGAACTTCCGTGATGAGATCTTTAAGAAGAACCGTGACGGACAGTTCATCGTAACTGACAAAGCTGCTAAGATGGCTGGTGACGAAGCTGCTATGACGACAGCGTTGCAAGGCAACATGAAAGGTTGGGAGCTGATTGGCAAACTTCCAATGATGAACGCCTTCTTCCCGTTTGTTCGTACTGGTTTCAATGCCTTGAACCTGACGTTCCAACACACTCCTCTGGCTGTCTTCCATAAAAAGTACAAGGATTTGATGTACGTTAACCCTAAAACTGGGGAAATCGGTAGGAACCTTGAGGAGTATGGACTGACTGCTAAGACTGTTGGTCAAGAGCGAGCCTTGATGGAAGGTCGTATTGCCATGGGATCTACGATCATGGGCATGGCTACCATCGCTGCTATGTCTGGTAACCTGACTGGTGACTATCCTTACAACAAGGAAGATCGTGATGCATGGGTTCAGGCTGGTAAGAAGCCTTACTCTTACAAGTTTGAGGTGGGTGGTAAGACTATTTACATGGGCTACAACGATCTGGAACCCTTCAACACTTTGTTTGCTATGGCTGCAAACGTCGTTCAGAATGCCAACACTCTGGGTGAAAAGACTGTTGAAAACTGGATGCAGAAGCTGGTGTTTATGACATCGGCTGTTATTGTGGATAAGTCTATGCTTGCTGGTGTCGAAGACCTGGCTAGCCTGATGAATCAAGACACAGCAGAGCAACGTATTAAACTAACTGGTGCTAAGTTTATCCGCTCTCACCTTCCTTACGCTGGATTGATGGGGCAGATTGGCGATCTTACAGATGCTAACCGTAAAGAAGCTACTAATCTTTTACAGATGATTTTTAAGCGTGATGCGGTTTTCAAGTCTTTCCTACCTAACCAGCATGACATCTTGTCTAAGGATAGGTCCGGTCAACCGTTGTCGACGGCTGCTGAGAACCCCCTTCTCCGCATTTTTAATAGCGTTAGTCCTATTGCTATCACCGACGTTACAAACGATCCTGTTAAACAAGGTCTTGTAGAGATGCGTTACAACATGCCTGAGATCTTGTCTAAGATTGATGGTGTGCCTCTGAACGCTTACGAGAAGTCTGAGCTAAGCAGGCTTATGTCTATGGGTGATTTGCGGGCTCGTCTTGAAAGAGTGATGATACGTGATCCCTACTGGCGTAAAGCATTTGATGAATATAAGAAAGCAAACATCAGCATCAGTGAAGGTGCTGATTTGTTCAAGATGAAGTTCTACCAACTGGTGGACGAAGAGTTCAAGAAAGCCAAGCAGATTGCAGTTGCAAAACTGAAGCGTGAAAACCCTGAACTCTATGACCGTATTGAAACCCGCCGTACCACCCAGAAACTCAGTCAAACTGGGCAACTGGACCGCATTAAAGAACTCCTTGACATGCCCAAATAATGGCAGTAACAAAACAAACTTACGACGCAAACGGGTCACAAACCCAGTTTACACTTCCATTTGAATACATTGCGAAGGCTGACGTTGATGTTTACATCGATGATGTCCTTCAACTACAACAGAATACTACCTCTACTGCCGACGCCACCCACCCACAAGTTATTTCTGGTGAGATTACTCAGGGCACTGCTCTGATTAACTACACCTTTGCTAACGATACTACCATTGCATTCAACAGCGCCCCAGCTAATGGGGCGTTTTTGTTTATTGAGCGTACTACTGATGACGGTTCTGTAGTCACCTTCGTTCCTGGCAGTACAATCCGTGCCCAAGAACTGAACGACGCTCTAGAGCAAGTACGTTTCATGGCTCAGGAGGGTGTGAACACTGCTAAGGATGGTGTAACTCCTTCTCGTGAAAACTCCCAGTCTGTAGATGCACGTGGATTGCGTGTTGAAAACGTAGCAGACGCTAACAGTGACGATGATGCAGTCAACCGTGCCCAGCTGGGTAAGGTTATTACTGATGACCTGTTGGAAGGTGAGGCTATTGACCTTACCGATACTACTGGTGGTAGCAACTCTAACAAGCAAGTTACCATTTCTGTTGAGGACAGCTCCAAAACTAACAAAGGTGCTGTCTCTATTAACGAAGGTCATGCTATTGGCGTGACTTACACGTCTGGTGATGCTGTCATTGCTGCTGACAAGAGCACTGCATCCCAGCAAGGTGTTGTTCAGATCTCTACGCCTTCGGTTACTAACGGCAACCCTATCACCCTTACACGCCCAGCTGACGGTGAAGTAGAACTTACCATTGCTGATGGCTCGATTGATGTCCAAAAGATCAAAGGACTTGACAAGGCTGACACCTCCGAGTACGCTTCTACATGGAACAATGACGATGATCAAGTGGCTACTGTTGGTGCCATTGCCAAGCGTCTTGACGCAATCGTCAGTACATCTCAACCCACTACTGCACAAGTAGGTAAGTTCTGGTACAACCCAACAGAAGGCATCAACGCCTTGTACATGTGGCAAGGGACTGAATGGAAAGTCCTGACCTCTGGTACTCCCTACATTCCTGCAGGAACTACTATTGTTCGTTATGTCGACGCTGTTAATGGCAGTGACGCTGCCGGTAATAGTGGCTTCCTACCTCAGTCACCTCTTCGTTCGATCAAACGTGCTATCACCTTGATCAACGCTTCTAGCTCTGGTGACGGAACACTGGTTGTGGTTGAGCCTGGTGTCTACCAGGAGGTGCTGCCACTTCGTATCGAGAAGAATAACGTCTCCGTTGTTGGTAAGGCCCTTCGTAGCTGCTTCATTCACCCCACCGTAGCGACTGAAAACAACAACATGTGGGAAGTCGATAGCGGCACCTACATCGCTAACTTCACCATGTTGGGTCTAAAGGTCCCTACCAATGACCAAGGATCACGTAACAACTCAATTGACAACGACTCTACCTACGGTCTTCCTTCTAACCAACCGTTTGCTATTTCGTTCCGTTCGGGTAACCCTGTCATCCTGAAGAGTCCGTACATCCAAAACTGTACGCACTTCAGTGATGCTCACTTTGACAACGCTAACTTTGATCCCAACACCTTCCCGTCTACTGACTCCCAAACCTATAGCGCAGTAGCAGGTGACCAAACATCTGCACCTTGTGGTGGTGGCCTTTTGGTTGACGGTTCCGTACCGGCTCAATCAAGTCCCATCCGAAGCATGGTGGTTGATGCATTTACTCAGATCACCCTTGATGGTCCTGGCATCCTTGTTACTAACAACGGTTATGCACAGCTTGTGTCGTTCTTCGGCACGTTCTGTCACTACCACGCAAAGGCTAAGAACGGCGGTCAGATCAACCTGAGCAACTGTGTTACTGACTTCGGTCGGTATGGCTTGATTGCTGAAGGTAAGAGTCCTACAGCTATTGCTACTGCTACGGCAAGTGCAGCTAACGCAGGAGCTACTACTGTCACCATTGGTGCTATTAGCAGTGCTAGTAGCTTCCACGGCACGGTGTCCCGTCCGTTGGATCACATGATGATGACCATTGATGGTGCTGATTATGGTGTTGTAAGTAGTACTGCTAATGGCTCTGGCTGGAATGTGACTATCACACCAGCTCTTGCTTCTAACATCAGCAACACTGCTGTCAGCTTTGCTCTTCGTTCTTACATCAGTACTGGTGGACACACCTTTGAGTATGTTGGTGTAGGTACTGACTACAGTGATCACCCAGACAATGGTGGTGTTCCTGTTGAAGCCAACCAAGTCAAGCAACTAAGTGGCGGTAAGGTCTGGCAATCCAGCACTGACCATATTGGTAAGTTTAAGGCTGGTAATGTTCTGACAGTTGATCAGATTGCTGAAACCCTTGCCGTTAATGGCAACATCACTGTAACTGGTACTAATACTGTCAACGGAAACATTACCGTTACTGGTACTGTTGACGGTCGTGATGTAGCAACTGACGGTACAAAGTTAGATGGCATCGAAGCAGGTGCAACTGCTGATCAAACTGCAGCAGAAATCCGTACCCTTGTCGAATCTGCTACTGACTCTAATGTCTTTACTGATGCTGACCATACCAAGCTGAACGGTATTGCAGCTGGAGCAACAGCTTATGCCAATAGCAATGTAGACGCTCACCTCAACCGATCTACTGCATCCAACGGTGAAGTTCTTAGCTGGAATGGATCTGATTACGACTGGGTTGCTGCAGCAAGTGGTGGTGCATCTAGCCTTAATGGTTTATCGGATGCTGTTGTTAAATATACGACTACATCTACGTCTGCAAGTATTGGTATCGGAGAAAACGCACTAAATAGCGACGACAGCTCTGATAACGAAAACACTGCTGTTGGCACGGGTGCTCTACAAAACAACACCACTGGTCCTGGAAATGAAGCCTTCGGTAGAAACGCCCTAAATAGCAACACTACTGGCTTTAGCAACGCTGCCTTTGGTAATTCTTCTCTTAGCAGCAACACTACAGGCGATCAAAACGTAGCGGTAGGCAGTAATGCTTTAGGAAATGGTAATACAACTCATAACGGCTCAACTGCAATCGGATACCGAGCAGGAAGATTTGCAGCTAGTAATTACGTCACTGGCGTTGGCTATGAGGCTGCTCTCAATGCTACTACCCCTGTAGTTTGCCTTGGACACCAAGCCGGTAAGACAGCAACTAGCGCAATTGGACTTACAGCTATTGGTTATCAAGCAGGTGATGCGATCACCACAGGTAATAACAACACATGCGTGGGTTCTGCAGCCTTAGGTACTGTCACCACTGGCTCAGAAAATACTGCTGTTGGCTACAGCTCCATGGGCTCTGCAGCAACAGGAGCTTTTTACAACACTGCTGTAGGTTATAACGCACTGACAAATGTTCAGTATTCTGCTAATACAGCGGTTGGATATAGTGCTGGCTCTGCTGTTACTAGTGGCGTTAATTGTACTCTTGTCGGACGAGACGCTGGTAGTTTTATAACTACAGCTAGCTCAAACACAGCAGTTGGCAGTGAAGCGTTACGTTTAAATACCACTGGTGGTTCTAATACTGCTTTTGGTCATAAAGCAGGTAACAGCATTACTACAGGATCAAACCTGACTGTCATTGGATACGACGCTGATGCAAGTTCTGCAACAGCAACCAACGAGATTACGCTAGGCAACGCAAGTGTCACAAGCCTTCGCATCCCTGGATTGCAATCTGGTGCCTCTAACGGACAAGTCCTTACCTATAACTCATCTAATGGCAACATCACACTTGCCACTGCGTCTGGCGGTCCACCGCATACGACCACTGGAACTGGAAACCTCGGGCTAGGTTCGCAGGCTCTCAATAACTTAAGCAACGGCACTAGCAATGTTGCCGTTGGAAATGCTTCTCAGTTCAACAACGCAAGCGATAGTTACAACGTTTCTGTTGGCGTTAGTACACTTTATTACAACAACGGTGGCGAAAGAAATGTCGCGCTTGGTTATTACGCACTAAACGCTAACACGACTGGAGACTCCAACATTGCGATTGGTAGTGATGCGCTTAAAGATAACACTACTGCTAATAGAAATATCGCAATTGGACAGGATGCGCTTAAAACACATCAAACAGGCAATAGCAATGTAGCTATTGGTTATCAAAGTCAATTCAGAAACAATGGTGGCTTTAGCAACACTTCTGTTGGTTATGAGGCGTTGTATGAAAACTCAAACGGCAGCAATGATGGCTACTGCACAGCAATCGGTGCTTATTCCTTAAGGTACAACACGGAAGACAGTATCACTGCAATCGGCTATAAGTCAGGCTACGCAAACACCACAGGTTTTAACAACACTTTTGTTGGCAATAATGCAGGCGAAGACTGCACCTCCGCATCTGCTTTAACCGCAGTTGGTAGATACGCTGGTGCAAACGTTACTACGGGTAATGAAAATACTGCGATTGGTTCTTATGCGTTGCAATCATGCGCAACCAACTCGTTTAATACTGCTGTAGGTTCTGGCGCCCTTTTTGATTGCACCGGAAGCAACAATGTTGCGCTTGGTCGTCAAGCCGGGTATAACATTACCAGCGGTGGTTCAAATGTTGCTATTGGCACTGAAGCACTACATACCAATCAATATCAAAGCGGCAATGTCGCTGTTGGTCATGAGGCGTTGTATTACACCACTGGCGGTGACAACATAGGTGTTGGTTATCGCGCTGGGTATCAAAACACTACTGGAGCTAAAAATGTCTTCATTGGAATGTACGCTGGTGAAGAAAATACCACTGCAGACGGCAACGTTGCCATTGGTCCTTGGGCTGCTGAATCTACAACGACTGGAACTTACAACACTTCAGTCGGATCTCAAGCGTTAGATGCCAACACTACTGGGTATCAAAACGTATCCGTGGGATACAACTCGAATAGTGCTGTAACAACTGCTTATTACAACGTTGCTGTCGGTTCGAATGCAGCAAGATTAGTTACAACAGGCACCCATAATACATCACTTGGACACCAAGCTGCAGAGAACCTTACCACTGGTTCAAACAATACAAGCCTTGGATACGACGCAAAACCGAGCGCTTCAAATTCTTCTAACCAAGTAACCCTTGGCAACGTCTTTGTAAGTTCTTTGCGTTGTAACACTCAAACAATCAGCAGTCTTTCTGATGGTCGTGACAAGACTGAAGTAGAAGACCTGTCTTTGGGTCTTGAATTTATTGATGCCCTTCGTCCCGTTAAATTTAAATGGGACACTCGTGATGGTAACGGTAAAGATGGTTCTTATGAAGCTGGCTTTATCGCTCAAGACTTGCAAACTGCCCAATCAGATGTCAACGCTGATTACCTTGGTTTGGTGCTAGATGATAATCCTGATCGTCTCGAAGCATCATACGGAAAACTAATTCCTGTCCTTGTACAGGCTATTAAAGATCTTAAATCTGAAATCGAAACTCTTAAACAAAATGTCCTCTAATTATACACCTGATTCTGAACAAATTGCTCAACACTACACAGCCGCTGGTCACAGTGTTGAACTAATCAATGAACTTGTCGCTTTGGACGAGCGTAATGAACAGCAAATTGACGATGTTCGTCGCAATGTAAGGCACCTTGAGATCATGGTTGCAAAAGACTTCTGGACTACAGAAGATCTTGAACCTTTTAACGCCGCTATTACCGCTGGTAACGCCGTCCTTCCTACTGAATGATTATGATCGCCCTTATCCGTCCACTTTTGTTTTCGTTTATTAACTCTGACAAGGTCAAGCGTTTGGTTGTTGACCTTCTTACCAAACTTGCTGAACAAACAGATAACACTGTTGATGATGAAGCAGTAAAGTTTATCGAACGCGGCTTGTTCGGTGGACCCCTGGAGTGACCCGCCTCTCCTTCCTTCTCTAACCCTTCCAGCAGCCCCTGAGCTGCCCCAAGCGGTGCTAGAGGTACCAAGGGCTCAGTTACCTAGCTACAAGCCCCTTGTGGTGCCTCCTAGCGCCCTTAGGCCGCCTCCGGGTGTTAAAGGTATGGATGCGGAAGACAAACCTCCTGCAAAGAATACAAAAACTAAACCAACCAAACCAAGCCTTCCACCAGAGGCACAGATAGTTGAGATCCCATTTACGGACATTGAAGTCCCAATGCCAACCACAACTATCATGACTACTGCAGCCACCACAGCGTTTATTAGTGTTGCTGCCACCTTGACTGCTACCTCTTTGTTCAAGTACTTAGTAATGGTTTTCAAGCCTGTATTCAAACAAACATGGAGCAAACTAACCAAGAAAAAAGACCCTTCCTAAAAAAAGTAAAGGAACATGCTGAAAAAGACATTGAAATTTTAGGGACTTTTGTTCGTCTTGGTGTTGTTGTCTGGAGTGGTTTTATTATTACTCTTAACTACGTTGATCTTCCAATGATTAAAAAAGGTCAAAGTGGTGGTGACATAACATTTGTGGCTAGCGTTTTTACAGGCGCTCTAGCTACGTTTGGTCTAAACACATCTAATAATAGCAGAAACAGTAACAACAAACCAAACGAACCCAAGAAAGAACTACCATGAAAAAACTGCTACTCCTTCTCTTTCTAGCTAGTCCCGCTGCAGCTCAGCAAGTTACGCCCAACTTTACACAGGGCAGCATGCAATCCACTACTACTACCACTGTAGACATTGACCGTACCATTGAGACCAACGTCTATGGTGGCACCTACTCATCATGGTCTGGAACCAACGTAACCCCGAGTGGGGACATCGCAGATTCAGCTACAACTTATTCGGTGACCAACGCAGGAGAACAGTTTCAACTAGAGATTGTGACCCGAGCAGCAGGTCTGATCGAAGACAGTCTCGTAACCGAAACCATCCAGCAGTCCTCTACTACTACTTCCTTGTCGGTCTTCTCTCAATAAATCCTGCATTTGCTAACAGTGAAGACCCAAAAGTTCAAAACACATCCAACCCCGTAGCGGCTGCGACTGGTAATGTGACCAATCAAGCCGTACAGTTCCAAAACAATGGGGCTCCAAGTCGTCAATACTTTGGCAGTAGCGTAAGTTGTAATGGTCCTACCATGCAGCTTAGCCCGTTTTATATGGGTAACGATACCATCCCTTACGAAAACACAGGGTATGTCCGTAGCAATAACTATGGTATGCAAGTTAACTTTAGTATACCACTTGACGGCAGCATGATTGCGCTATGTAAAAGCATAGCTCGTAAACAAGAGCAGAAACTTCGCCTAGATTATGAGCTTGTTCGTGCCTTGAAGTGCACAGAAATCATGAAAACTGGGTTTATGTTTAGACCAGGAAGCCGTGTTGAGGTACTTTGCCACGACATTGTCCCCATTGTGTCAATTAACCCTAAAAATGAGCAAGAAAAGAGCAAGTGAGGACTCATTCAACGAGCTTCACAACCTTATCACAGAGGAGTTCTTAGCGCGAATCAGGTCTGGCGAAGCAACCACACAAGATCTTAAAGCAGCTTGTGACTGGTTGTCCAAAAATGACATTACTGGTGTGGCCGTTGAGGGTTCTGCTCTCAGCGGCCTTGCTGATATTATGCCAACCATCAATTTTGATGAAGTACAGAAGGCAGTAAGACGCTAATGGCTCCTAAAAAGAAACCCTACAACCAGCTACGCAAAAGTGCGAAGAATTACCGCGACAATGCAGCCGCTCGAGCCCATAAAAACGCAACGAATCGGCAAATTAACAAACGCGAAGACCGCAAAGACTACCGCGCAGAGCACAACAAAGCCCGTCGCCAAGCCGGAGTCTACGGTAAAGGAGGCAAAGACTTCTCCAAAACCACGAAAGGCACGTTCGTCCGTGAAGACCCGTCCAAAAACCGTGCCAGAAACAGAGGTAAGCTGACAATCAGATGACGCCTCTGCTACCTACTCCTGATCATTACTTATACAACCTAATAACCATGACATCCCCAGAAGCTAAGCGCCTATGGAGGCGTGCAATAAAAGAGCACTTCAAATGTCAATGCGTTTATTGTGGAGAAACTTATGAATTACATGAACTTACTCTTGACCACGTTCACCCTAAGTCTCTGGGTGGAGAAGATCTCACGAGCAACTTGGTACCAGCCTGTACCCATTGTAATCAGGACAAAGGTAGCGACAATTGGTTAAACTGGATGCGTGCTAAATATGGGCTGCATCCCGACAGAGAACAACGTATTATCGATCACATTAACTGATGGCCCCTCGTAAAAAAGTCAAAGGCAAAAAGCCTGAAGAAACTATGCGGCAACGTCAACAACGTTTGCTGCGCGAGCAACGAGCTGCAAAAGCTCGTGCTAAAAGCGTCAAAACTAATCCTACTGGACCAGCTCGTGGTGCTCAAGGTCCAGCCAGACCTCCTGTACAAGGTCCTAGCCGCCGTACACCCAGCGCTATGGGAGGCGACACTGGACGCCGTGGAGGCGTGAATAAGTACGGCACTCAAGGTACTCCTAGGAGTGGACCTCCTGGTATTGGTAAACCGCCTCGGTTTAACCCTTCAATCCGCACTGCATCTAAACTTGCAAAAGGTATTAAAGGAGCTGGTGCAGCTGGCCTCGCTATTAGTGGCATTGCTACCGCTAAAGATTTGGTAGATAGCCTGCGTAGAGGCGAAGGTCTTGCCAAACTTGCTAGAAAAGGAACGACTCAAGGTTCAGGTACTAAAGGTGGTCAAGGCGGTAGCCGAGCTGCCGTTAAGCGTAAACCCAAACCTGCTGCCAAGCCCCAGCGTGAGGTAACTAGCCGTAACCGCCGTGGTCGTCCCACAAGCTATGCAAAGCCTGCCAAGCCTGCTAAGCGTGGCATGTCTAACATCCCGCCCCAAGAAGGTACTGGCAGGGGATCACCTAATGACAGGAAACCAGCAAAGCGTCAGAACGTTACTCCTAAAGCTCAACCTAAATCTACTCCTAAAGTTAAAAAGGGTAGTGGTGTGAGCGGTGTTGGTCCTGTCAAGAGGGGCCGTGCTTACTCTGTAGCTAAGACTGGTAAGTCAGTGTCACGTCAGCGCGTAGATGAACTGCGGGCAATGCGTGAGCGTTCTAAGAAGCGCCAAGCTGAGATGAAAAAGAAGAAGAAATAATCGCTTCTAAGCCCTCTAAAAAGCCTCTAAGGTACAATCCCCCTTGGGACGCCTTAGAGGCCCCTTCTAGCCCCTTCTAGCATGCATACAGACGACTTACAGAATAATCTTCAGGCAGACTTTCGGTATTTTCTTACCGCAGTCTGGGCACACCTTAAACTTCCCCCGCCAACCCGTGCACAACTGTGCATTGCAGAATATCTACAGCAAGGACCCAAACGTCTACAGATTCAGGCGTTTCGTGGGGTGGGTAAGAGCTGGATTACAGCAGCCTTTGTGCTGTGGACGCTCTACAATAACCCTGACAAGAAAATTATGGTGGTATCTGCATCTAAGGATAGAGCAGACTCGTTTTCCATCTTTTGTCAGCGGCTTGTGCTAGAAGTTCCTTGGCTTGCACACCTCAAACCTAAATCAGATGACCAAAGATGGTCCAGGGTCTCGTTCGACGTGGGACCAGCTAAACCTCACCAAGCTCCTTCAGTTAAGTCTGTCGGCATTACTGGTCAGCTTACTGGTAGCCGTGCTGACCTCATGATTCTAGACGACGTGGAGGTTCCTGGCAACTCAATGACAGAATTGATGAGGGAGAAGCTGTTGCAACTCTGTACAGAAACCGAATCAATCCTGACACCAAACCCAGACAGCCGTATTATGTTCCTGGGGACTCCCCAAACTACGTTTACCATCTACCGTAAGCTAGCAGAACGTAACTACAGACCGTTTGTCTGGCCCTCCCGCTATCCCAAGAAACTAGCTAACTACGAAGGTCTCCTAGCCCCACAGCTTGTAGAAGACATCGAGAACGGTGCAGAACCTTGGGAAGTAACTGACCCTGATCGTTTTAACGATGAAGATCTTATCGAACGTGAAGCAGCAATGGGACGCAGCAACTTCATGCTGCAGTTCATGCTGGACACGACTCTCAGTGACGCCGAAAAGTTCCCGCTTAAAATGGCTGATCTTATTGTCACCAGCGTTAACCCTACCACTGCTCCTGAGTCCATTATCTGGTGTAGCGACCCCCAGAACATTATCAAAGAAGCTCCAACTGTCGGACTACCTGGAGATTATTTCTACAGTCCAATGCAGCTCCAGGGGCAATGGGATGATTACTCTGAGACAATCTGCAGCATTGACCCGTCGGGTCGTGGATCGGATGAAACAGCAGCAACTTATATCTCCCAACGTAACGGTTTCCTGTACGTGCACGAAATGCGTGCTTACAGAGACGGATACTCAGACAACACACTTCTGGACATTTTGAGAGGGTGTCGTAAATACAAAGTAAACAAGCTTCTCATTGAGACAAACTTTGGTGACGGCATCGTAGCAGAACTGTTTAAAAAACACCTAATCCAAACTAAACAAAACATCGACGTAGAAGAGGTACGTGCTAATGTCAGAAAAGAGGATCGCATTATTGACGCTTTGGAGCCTGTCCTTAATCAGCATCGTCTGGTTATCGACAGGGGGCTTATTGACTGGGATTATAACAGCAACAAAGATGCGCCTCCTGAGGAACGTCTTCTCTACATGCTCTTCTACCAATTCTCTAGAATGTGTAGAGAAAAAGGTGCCGTTAAACACGATGACAGACTCGATTCCCTTGCCCAAGGAGTTAAATACTTCACCGACGCAATGGCAATCTCAGCCAACCAAGAAATTGCCAAACGTAAATTTGAAGAGTGGAAAGATCTAGAACAAGCTTGGAAAGACGACCCACAATCAGCCGCTAACCACATGGTTTTAGGCATGAATTACAAACAAAGACAAGAAGCAAGAGGTTTGTCTAAAAACTCAGTCCCTACCTGGGTTTCTGTTCAATAGCTTGCTCAAAAAACAAGCAATAGGACCCTTTAACACGGGGAGTGGTGCCCTCGTGTGTGGAAAAAGCGGTCAAAGGAAGGGGAAGACAAACATTCTTCCCTTTCTTTTCCAAGATGAGGTGAGGACGAAGTCCGAACCATCTTGTCTTATTCATCTTCTTTCACCTACTCTAGTAAGACTACTAGAAGCATCACATATATCATGTATCATCATGTATGCACACCGCTAAACTTATTTCCATTACCCCTGACGCAGAAGATCTCGTAGCCTATTGTGCACGTGTATCTAACCCTGCTAACCAACACAGCAAAGAGACAGCACCTCGTCTCCTTAGGTATCTTATTAAGCATAAACACTGGTCTCCTTTTGAGATGGTGAATATGGTTCTAGAAATCAAAACAACCAGAGCAATCAGTGCTCAAATCCTACGACACAGATCATTCTCTTTTCAAGAGTTCTCACAACGGTATGCAGAAGTACAGTCTATACCAAAGCCTCCTCTTCTTCGCAGACAGGATGCTAAGAATAGGCAAAACAGTATTGATGACATTCCGTTGGCTGAGCAGTATGCTTGGACAGATCAGATCAGTGATCATTACGCTTCTGCTTATGCCCTTTATGACAGTCTCCTGGAGTCTGGAGTAGCAAAGGAGTGTGCACGAGAGGTCCTTCCCTTGGGCTCTGAGACGACTTTGTACATGAATGGTACTCTGAGGTCTTGGATGCATTACGCAGACCTTAGAGGCGGTCCTGAGACGCAGCTAGAGCATCGTACGATTGCTGAGAGTGTTAAGGATGTGATTGAGAAAGAGTGCCCTGCTATTTATGAGGCTATGTGGGCATGATTGTATGGTCAGTGGTCGTCATGATCCTGGTTCTGCTGGTTCTGGTCGGTATTTCTATTGTCTGGATCCTCAGGACCCCTTAAATTTTGGCATAATTTTCTCAGACCTATTATTAACGCTGGCGTCGTGGCGATCCCCCCTTGCCGGTGTGCGATTCTGTGGCTGGCACACATTCGGCACCCCTACGGCACGGATAGGTAACGCGCGCGTGCGCCCGATCGTATTTCTCACCACATCTGTACGCGGACAGTCGACGAACTGGCACAAGGGAGGGCGACAGGGTGCCGGTCTGGGGTGTACCTTGGGTTCAACCAAGCGAGGGAGGCGGAACGCCACCGCCCAACCCTGCCTGGTTCCGACAGTCATCGACTCGCTCTGACCGTCATCTGCTACACTCTCCACATCACTTGACCAGCAGTCCGCTGCTGGCTTCTGATCCCCGCCTTGAAGCCTTCGGGCTGTGGCAACCTTTCAACCCACCACCACCAATGCACTACAGCTTTTCAGAGCTTCGTGATGCCGTGCAATCCTGCACCAGTTACGAGCTCAAACGATCCACCGACGATGAGGGCGAGGCTACCTTCCTTCTCATCGACGGCTGTGGAGATCAGGACGGCGACCCGTTCTATGATCTGATCGACGTGCAAGACTACGTCACCAACAATCAGGAAGTGTTCAACTACTTGTATCAGTACAATGGCTGAACCACGTATCCGCTCCGACTACGCTGCTGGCGCACGCCGCAGTGCTGAGATCATCGCCAACGCTAAGGCGGTTGGCTTTGCGGCCACATCAGCTCGGGGGCTCACGCCCCTTGAGCGTGGTTTCTACTTCCGCAAGTTGGAGCTAGAGCAATGTTAACCTTTGTTGCATTCGTAGCCTTTGCCGCTGCAACCTGCGCTACACTACCTTCAGTCAGCCTACTCCTCCTCACCTTTGGTGTTGGCTGCATCATCCTCTCTGTTATCCTTGATACAGCGTCTTAACCCACCACAACCACCATCATCATCGTGCGAGT